TTGGCTAAAATGTCAAGGTCGCTGGTCTTATGCCAAGCCACCCGAAGAGAAAGAAAAAGATGATAAACGTGATGCATTATTAGAGAAGCTAATAGATAAAATATGATGATAAAAATAGAATTGCATGGTGATGGTGGCGTCTTAGAATTAACTCGCGATACTGAAGCAAATCACAGGAAGGTTAAATTCATTTACAAAATGTATGCTGGCGATGAAACCACGCTTGGAATTGAACTACATCCCGCAGATGTTCGAGAAGCGCTTAAGAAAATGATGGGATAAGGTTCTACGGGAAACATGGAAGAAGAACAATTGCTAGAGATAATGCGTGACTTGACTAAATTTGCGCCCGCGTTCTTTGTTATTCGCAGCAAGTCCGGAACACCTATTAAATTTGAGCTTAATCATGCCCAGCTTTACGCGCATAAGCGTTTAGAGGATCAACTTAAGGCGACAGGCAAAGTACGCGCCTTGGTGCTTAAAGGCCGTCAGCAAGGTATGTCTACGCTCATTCAAGCGAGATACTTCCACAAAGTAATTACTCAGCGCGGTAAGAAAGCTTTCATCATGACACATGAAGCGGAAGCAACTAAGAACCTGTTCGAAATGACTAAGCGTTATTATGATCAATTGCCAGAGGGTTTATGCCCGATAGCCGATAAGTCGAGCCAAAAAGAATTAAAATTTAACGGCTTTGACAGCGGCTATTCCGTGGCTACAGCAGGGAACAAAGGTGCTGGGCGATCTCAAACAATTCAATTATTCCACGGTAGCGAATGCGCTTTTTGGGAGCACACAGACGACCACGCAACGGGAGTGCTACAAGCCATATCCGGCGAGCCAGGAACAGAGATAATATTAGAGAGCACAGCTAATGGTATTGGTAACTTCTTCCATAAGATGTGGATTGCTGCGATAACTGGAGCAAGTGACTATCAAGCCATATTCGTTCCGTGGTATTGGCAAAATGAATACCGATTGAATCGTGGCGGCTTCAAGTTAAGTGAAGAAGAAGAAGAGTTATTCGATCTTTATCATTCTGACGGTTTATCTATGCAGCATTTAGAGTGGCGTAGAGTCAAGATAAGTGATCTTTCGGGTGACTTAGAGGCAGGATTAGAGTTATTCAAGCAAGAATATCCTATGACTGCGGAAGAGGCGTTTCGCAATCCAATTGACAATGTATTTATCAATGCTAAATATGTTAGCAAAGCGAGAAAAACTAATGTTGAATCCGAAGTGGGTCTTATTATTGGGGTCGATCCTGCTATTGGCAGCAATGATCGCACTGCTATTATCCGTCGAAGAGGACGGGTCGCATATAAGTTACAAACATTTAGAAACCACAACACAATGGAAATAGCGGGTTTGATTGTGAACATGATCAAAGCCGAACATCCAGTTAAAGTGTATGTTGATTGCATTGGTATTGGTGCTGGCGTGGTGGATAGGTTGCGAGAGATGGGACATGAATGCGTTGAGGGAATCAATGTGGCACGCACGCCAAATGATAAGCAGAAGTTTAAGAACTTACGTGCTGAACTGTATTGGGAGCTTAAAGATTGGCTAATGCAGGAAATGCCGGTACAGATACCAGATAGTGACGAGCTGCATGGCGATCTATGCGGGTTCGGTTATAAATATACCTCAAACGGATTGCTTCAGATTGAAGGCAAAGACCAGATGAAGGCACGCGGAATGCCGTCACCCGACACCGCAGATGCATTAATGCTTACATTCTATGCTGGTCAATACAGTCAAGAATGCTTATGCATCCCTCACACCACAAAATGTTTACTTAATATAGTCACTTAATTTGCTTTAATGTTATCCTATGCGAACTAAACATTGACACGGATAGCCCCTTCATGGCACGCAAAGACTCGAAAAAGGCTGGAAGAATTCGCGAATACGTCCGCAAGTGGGACGATCAAAATAAATACAATAATACTCATTATCACGAAATGATGAATTTCATCAAGGGCGAGCAATGGCGCGAAGATGAAGCCAAACTATTCGAGACTTATAAAAAGATTCCTCTTACTGTAAACAAGATTAAACCATTAGCTAACCATCTAATTGGCGAGCAAAGACAAAACACCCCCAACTTACAGATATTGCCTTCAGATGATGTTGACGAGCAAACAGCAGAGATTCGAGAAGCTTTAGTGAAAGAGATATCGCTTAATAGCAATGCGCGAGTCGTGTATCAAACAGCATTCATGCAAGCTGTAATCGGTGGATATGGTGCATATCGGGTATACACAGAGTATGAAGATGATGACAGTTTTAACCAGAATATTGTTATGGCAGCGTTTAAAGATCCTACTAAGTGTTACTTTGATATAGGCGCGGAAACACCCTGCAAAACAGATGGTATGCACTCTGGCTTTCGCACCACAATGAGCCGCAAGAAATTCAGGTCGTTATATGGTGATTCGTTAGAAAAGAAAATTGGACCGATGACCACCGATATAACCGATACTGATTCAATTACATCTACGTTTAGTGATGATCAATCAATAACTGTTATTGATCATTTTGAGCGCAAAGGAAAGATAATCACGCTCTATCAGCTATCTAATACTAAAACCATACGCAGTAAAGAATTTGATGCTTTAGAACGCATCGACATAGATGGCACTGAAGTATTAATGTATCAAGGCGAGCCAGTAACAATTGTACAACAAAGGGAATTAACAGTTTATAAGATCAAACATTCTAAATGGGCAGGTGATTATGAGTTGGAATCTACTGATTTTCCTAGTGAGCAACTTCCTATTATTTTTGTTGATCAGGATAGCTTCTTTGATAAGACGGGTAAGCAGATTTGTGCGTCATTTTTTAAAGATGCGCGTGATACTCAGCGTTATATTAACTATCTTCGTACTCAAAGCGCTTACCTTATCAAAATCTCTCGCTACGACCAGTACATGGCATCAAAACAAAATATAAAGTCCAATGATACTGCACAAATCTGGCGTGATCCGGCAATTGTGCAAGGTGCTTTGCTTTATGACGAATCGCCAAATGGTAATAAGCCAGAGCAATTAAGGCCACCAGAGCTTTCTCAATCTATTCAGATGCAATATGAAAGTGCCGCTAATGATCTGCAAATGACAACTGGAATGTATGACACACAATTAGGAGAGCATGGAAATGAAATCTCTGGGGCAGCGATTGACGCACGTACTAAGAGAGGGGCTTACAATACTTATATTCCTTTTGATAGTATTAATCGCGCCATTACTTGTGGTGGCTCTGTCATTAATGAAATGATCCCACATGTTTATGACACTGAACGCTTAATGCATCTTGATCTTAAGAACACTGGCAATACTAAGGTTTCTCTCAATAAACCAATGGATGAATACACCGAAGAAAAATCCAATGATATGAGCAAAGGCAAGTACAAGATCAGATTGGTTGCTGGCGCAAGCTTCGAAGGCCAAAAGACTGAGAATTTACAGTCGATGGATATGGTAATGAGCAAGAACCCAGAAACATTTAATGCAATAGCTGATCTGTATGTAGAAAACCTACCAATGAGCAATAACATCGAAATGCGTAATCGTTTACGCACTTTAGTTGCTCCAGAAATCATTGAAGCGGGTAAAACAGGGCAGCCAATACCGCCCAAACCACAGCAACCCGATCCTATTATTATGCTGAAGATGCAAGAGCTTCAATTCAAGCAGCAAGAAGCGCAAATGAATGTTCAGATTAAGATGAAAGACCTTGAGTTGAAAGAACAGAAGTTGATGATGGAATCGCATTCTACTGGCGTTGAGTTCTCCAAAGAGATTCAAAAAATCCAGATGCAAAGAGAAGAGATGGTAGCCAAATTGCACGAACAAGAGCAAAGATTTAATGCTGAGATGAGCAGAATTAATGCAGATATGCATCAAAATCATACACAAAATATAGTAAAAATACTCACACACCAACCGAACCACTTTAAAGCCGAGAAGGACAAGAAAGAATGAAAGAGAGAAACAAAATAGACGATATATTGACCGGAATTACTCCCAGTGAAACAGATGAAAAAGAAGTTAAGCCAACTGAGGCTGGAGAGATATCGCAGGATGATCAAGAAGTCCAGGAAGAACCAGAAGTTAGAGAGAATGAACCGAAACCAGAAGAAGCCGAAGAAGAAACTGGTAGTAAATCTCTCGATAAAGTAGAAGAAAAAGAAAGTAATCCAGATATTGAAACAGACGAATATGGTAATGAAGTTACCAAGTCGCGCATGTATAGCGAGACTGAAGTACAAGAGATGATTAGAGAGCGATTAAAGCGCGGTAATCATGGTGTACAGCAACAAGCGCAAGTCCAGCAAGCAGCGCAAGGCTTTGAGGCAGATCCAAATAGTGATGTGCCATGGGAAAATCAACTTGAGGACTTTGTTAAACACACTATTGATAAAGTGCAAAGAGAAAGCCAAACAAGAGAATATCAAAGAGAAGAACAAGATCGACAAGCTAATTTTGAATCTAAGTTCACGACTGGCATGGTTCGTTACAAAGACTTTAAAGAGACTGTGGGTAAAATGCCGATTACTGATTCAATGATGCTGGCAACGCGAGATATGAAAGACCCAGCAGCTTTTATTTATGCAGCAGTTAAAATGCAGCCTGAAGAAGTCAAAAGAATAGCGGCATTAAGAGATCCTTTTCAGCAAGCAGCGGAGATAGGTAGATTGGAAGAGAAAATGAAGAAGGCTAGGAACATATCAAAGACCGCTCGCCCACTTGAACCAACCAAAGGCGATATGTCTAGTCGAGTAGCTCCTAAGCAATCGATAGAGGACAAGATTAATAAATATGCTAGGAACAAACTAAAACGATGATAGAAATTTCTATAGCAAACATAGATAATAAAAACATATTAAGTTTTAAATATAATGGACAAATATTTTTTGGTGAAATGGGTGACGATGAAAGAGGTGTATTAGTTACACTTTTAGGAGAAAAACCCATTAAACAATTAATGAATATGTGCATGATGGCTTTGCGCGATCTAAAAGCGAAAAATGCGCTTGAAGAAGCTAAAGCCAAACCAATTAGATTTATTGGTGTTGATTACTCATAGGAGGCTTGTATGCCAATCCCAGGCGATAATGGAAATCCAAAGGCTGAACGTGATGCTCAGAATAAGCGTATCATTGAAGTAGCTGAACATGGCGCAGATGTTCAAAAAGAATTACGCATTAATCCGGTTGCTCCTAAAGAAAAGAACATTTTTGGAGATATGTAATCATGGCTAAAAATATTGATACAGGCGATATATTTGAAAATTATGAATCACCTAAATTTCAATCTGAAGAAAAAGAGCGTAGTACTCCTAAAAAGAAATCAAAAGGTGATAAGTTCGTAGATACCTTTAATACTGTGATAGAAGGCGCTGTAGGTGGTAAACCTAACCGCTATAAGGAGTACAGATAATGGATAAAACCAAAAATTCAAGCTATGAAGAAATGACGAAAGGTGGCGTTTATGAGCAATCAGAAGAGCCACGTTATGATCCACCCGCAGAGAATGCTTATGAAAAGGCTAAGTGGAATAGCAATGGTTATGATCAATCTGGAATGAAGAAATGAAATTAGATTTGACAGTAATTAAGAATGATTCAGTCAATAGATTAGATAAATCGCTTAAAAGTATTAAGAATAAGTTTCAAGATATGCTATCTATCGCATTAGATGCGGCGATTCATGAAATAGATAGCGAGAAGCGACAAGAAGTTGAGATAGTTCTCAGTGATTTGTTGAATGACGAGTTCAATAAATTCATTCTGAGCTATACAAAATGCATGAACAAAGCCGCTGAGTTGGTTGAGAATGGCTTAAATTCATAGTTTAATTGGGCGACGATACCTATTATTAACGCGAGATTCTTTAAAGAGAGATTTTGCGGGGACAATAGCCCTTCAGTTACGACACATAAAGTAATGATGATTTTTCGGGAAGAAGGGCATCAAGCTCCCTGTGTGTCACTAGTTTATGAAGGCAGGCGCAGGAAGATAAGGTCAAGCTTATCTCAGCAGTTTCAAGGACTGTGGCCTTCACCCAAACGCCACGGCCACGATTCGGCGACCGACGGTTATAATGCAGCGAAACACCTCAGCATTTACTAGTAATGCGAAAGGAATTTCAAGCATACCGCTTTAAATATCGGTTTTTGTGGCAAATTTATAACAATAAAATGTTGTTACAAGTTTATGGCAATAGCGGCGCTGACAGCGACAAGCGCGACTAGAAGCTTAAGGACGACTCAAGTTAAGTCTTAGCAACGGTACTTGAATAGCTGGTGCAATTCCAGCCTATTGCCTTCTCTACCAAATAGTTCATAATTAACCCATGACGCGTATGTTCCAGAAGTGCACCGTCACACTTCATAATGTGCGTAAAATTTGGTCGCCCACTTCGACAATGTAATAAGAACCACCCTTTAAGGGTATTTTTTAATCATTGTTGGAGCATAATTACATGCCAGCGAACATCTTTGAAACCACGCAGTACGTTTTAGACGAAACATTTATCCGCTTTATTAACTATCTAAATTTCGCAAAAGTTGCCAACCGTAATTTAGAAGGTGATTTTAAATCATTAAAGTATGCAACCG